ACGTACAAGAAGAAGCGTTGGGCAAATTAATAACTAAAAGTATGCCTGGCGGTAAAGAATTAACTGAAATTTTTAAACCCAATGTTTTGGAACGTGCGATACAATCGTATGGTCCAGAAACTTTAGAAGCAATGTTTGGTAAAGAACTGGTCATGTCTTTAACAGGTTTTTCTCGCGCGATGAGTACAACAGTTGCTGGCGCTCAAAAGACAGGTGCGGGTTCAATTGTTGCAGGTACATTAGCAGCAGGGTTCTTTAATGTAAATCTATTACCAACAGTTGTATTATTAACGGTTTATAAAACATTATTTGCACAACCAAAAATAGTTAGTTTACTTTCAAAAACTGATAAAGGTTCAATCGCAAAAGTAATGAGTGCTTTTTCTAAGGCGTTAAGAATAGCAGGTGTCTCTGAAGTAGCGGGTGAAGCAGAAGTAGTTGGCGAAGAAGCTTTACGCGAAGCCGATAAAACAGGTATACCTCAACAAATAAGAAGCCAGATGCCAACAGATCAACAAGTTCAAGGTTTTATAGACCAAATCCCTACAATGCCATCTAATCTAGATTTAAACACACCTGACGTACAGCCAATAGCAAATGCACCTACACAAGCTCCTATAAGCAGAAGTTTATTAGGCGGTTCAATTGCTAATGAGGATATAGCTGCTAGAATTTACGCTAATCGAGGCGGTTTAGTTTCCAAGAGAAGTGCAATAGACCAAGAAATAGCAGAGTTAATGGCACTTAATGCTTAATTATCAAACAAGTCGGGACTATTGGAATTGATTAATCATCAAAGAAGTTAGGATCAATGGCTACAATTCTCTTCATAGGCCGTCCAGTGGCTTTAACCCGAACATCCTTTTCTTGAATTTCACCCGCATTCATTAAACGATTAATAATCTCTTTGACTTCAAACGATTTCATTGATCTAAATATCTCGCGCCTATCAATATCTCTACGACTAATGCCAATCTCACCTTGCGTTCTAATAAAGCTAAGAACTTGTTTGATACGGCTTTCCATTTCGGAACCCGCCACTTTGTCTTCACAAGTCTCAACCATCATTTGATCGTAGTAATAAATGTATTCAATCGCCCATTTGGTTATATCATCTCTAATTATCTTAGAGTACGGATCATCAGCCATTTGACATATCAAAGCCAACCGCATTGCTTTTTCGCGTGTCCTTGAAAGCAATACTTCCAAGCCGTCTTTTTCTAATTTGTTTTGTTGTGCTACAAGTTCATGAGCTAGTGTGTTTAATAATTCTTTTGAACCATCATCAAATGTGATAATGCGTTGTTTGAAATCTATCTCCGAGTTATCTCTTGCAAGCTGTTCCATTTCGTTTTTGGTTTCTCTTACTTTTCTTACCCACTCGCATATCTTATGGCTTGGCTCAACAAACGGAACCATTCGCCCTACTGTTCGTGGTAACTTTGATTCTACAACGATGAAACGGTTTAAGAAGCCATCCACAATGCGACCCGTTGATAAAGCACCATAAAAGTTTCTTGGCACTGACATACCCACCAATGTAATACCTGGCTTTATAGTAGAGCGATCTAGAGCCTCTTGTTGCTGTTTTACAGTCAAAGTCATCAAAGAGTAGTTGTCGGGTCTAATCGTGCCATGACAGCGACCCCACGCTTCCATAAGCACTTGTAAAGCATCCTCTTTGTTAGAGTTAGATGCTTTGGCTATACTTTCGAGTCTTTTACCAAATTCATCCATTACCGTTATGTGGGTTGGTTTATGTCGCAATAAAGAATAAACCGCGCCAGATGAGGTATAACCATCACCCGCCATAATGTCAGCATGGCCAGAACAATCTAGGATTGATTCAATGGTGGTTTTAACATTCTCTTTACCCTGACCTGATTTGGCTATGCACATAAAATACATAGATGAAAAGTTATTCATATCGGTACGATACATACGACCTAATGCCACTGAGCCTAATGCTAATGCAGTTTGCATGGATAAAGCGGGTTGTTGTATCTGAGCAATGGATTCTGAATACTCAAATATATCTTTGATAATACCTGGAGGACTATAGAGATTATCAGGTTTTTTCACGCTGAATCTCTTTTGTACGAAGGCGGGGGCTTGTTGGTTTTTACGTTCATGCGTTTTTAAAATTGAATTAACAGTGGTGGATATTTCTGATCTAGATAATGGTGGTTTGTTTTGTTGATTCCATGATTGCACAAAGAATTCAACCATTTCGATAGTAACATTTTTTGAAATCAAATTACCCGCCAATCTAGCTGCATTGTCATTACGACTACCCGCCATCACCCCTTCCATTGAGAAAGGAGTAGCTATTGGTTTACCGTTTAATTTTTCAGCGCCTGTTACTTGTACCCAGTTTTCTTTTGTAAAATCAGGTAGGTCACTAGTATCATGCCAATCCCAATCTAAAATAAATTTAGGTTCATAAATAGCACCAGTGGCATGAATATTATACGGTGCAATAATTAGACCGCCTACCCCTCTTATATCTATAAGTTTGGCGGGATCACTAGTATGAGTTCGTCTAGCTACATAAGTCGTATATTGCTCTGGATTATTGTAGTAATAGTGCATCCCCTTGCCAGTGATAACTTTGCAAGGCGTGTTGGGTAAATTCTCTTCCGCCCAAATACAGGCTTCTGGTGTATCGGCATCTACTACTATAAATTTACCGCAGATTAAGGCTACCACAAGATCATCACGGCCTTTAAACCATTGAGTAATCTCTTCCGTAGTCGGTTGTCGCTCTTTGTATTGCTGCCAACTGCCTAAATGTTTAGGCGGTACTTTATTGTGTCTTAATAAAGGTACAGGTGAATAACCCTCTTCGGCATAGGCAAGAGCAAGCTCCAACGCAGAATTCTGCGAAGTGGCTTTTATGTTTAACACTAACTTTTCTTTTCTTCAACTGAGTTGTCTATTGGTCCATAGATAGATTCAAAATCTAACTTGCCACCTGTTTTTTTAATAATAACTTTTGCTTGTTCAATTGAAGGTTGGCGTAAACCATAACGCCATGATTTTGCAGTCGCTGATTTGCAGCCAAATAATTCTGCTGCTGCGTCAGTTCCAATAAATTCAATATATTTTTTAAGGGTATATTGTTCCACTTCTCGCTCCTTATATTCTGGTTGAAGACCAGATGCATGTAATATATCAAGCTTTTTTTTACCAAGCTCGACCTGTCTAAAATAAAAATTAATTTCCCACTGGTTGCGTTTTGCTTTGTTCATGCTACAATGTGTCCTTAGATCAAAGAAAACTAAGTGTAACATAATTTTTTTGATTTAAAAGAACTTTTTATAAACACATAGGAGAAAGTAGTGAACGATTCTATATTAAGTCGTATCAAAACTCCAAACGAACTTGTGCAGCAACAAGGTGCTAAATTGTTGATCTACGGTGCGTCTGGAGCAGGTAAGACAACCTCGCTCAAAACTGCACCAGGGAAAACATTAGTGGTCAGTATGGAGAGTGGTTTATTATCTATCAAGGACGCTGAACACCTTACAGCTATTGAGGTTAAGAAAGCAAGCGAGATAGAAGAAATAGCTTCCATGCTTGAAAATGGCACATTAGATTATGACACAGTATGTTTGGACAGCATTACTGAGATGTCAGAAATCTTGTTAGCCTCAGAAAAAGCTAAGACAAAAGATCCGCGCAGAGCCTACGGGGAAGTCATTGAAGTGATGATTAAAACCATGCGTAGATTTAGGGATTTACCCATCCATGTAGTTTTCATAGCTAAAGAGCAGGGTGTGAAAAATGAGGCGACAGGTACGTTCCATTATCAACCGATGATGGTTGGTGCGAAATTGCCCACACAAATACCTTATTTCTTTGATGAAGTATTATGTATGCGTGTTTTTGACGATGAAGACAAAGAGGGTAGAAAAATAATTACCCGATGGTTTCAAACTAGAATTGGTCAAGGATATACGGCCAAAGATAGAAGTGGAAAGTTAGATGAGTTTGTAGCACCTAACTTAACCGATATTATTAAACAACTAGGATTTGCATCTGGAGGTGCTAAATGAGTGATTTTGACGGATTAGAAATAAACATGGAAGAAGTAGAGAAAAGTTCAACAATTCCAGAGGGTGAGTACCCTTGCATTATAAAAGTGTGTGAAAAAACACTTTCAGCAGCAGGTAACAAATATTTGAAAGTTGAAATAGATGTTACTGGTGATAAATATGCAGGTTGGAAATTGCGTTCAAACCTCAATCTTTGGTATCAACATGCAGATCAACGTAAGCAAGAAGAAATACGTGGATACGCTAACAATGATTTTGCACAGCTATTAAAAGCGTGTGGCTTTGATAAAGCGCCAGTAAATGCATTAGAACTGCAAGGCAAAATATTAACGTGTAAAGTGGGTATTGAACCAGAGCGTGATGATAGCGGCTATGGTGACAGCAATAAGATTCTTCGATTCATTAAATCTGAGAATGTTTCAACACCAAAGCCAGCGAGTTTGCCGCCCAGTATAAGCGATGAATCTCCCGAAGAAAGTGATGTCGAGGACGCTACACCTAAACCTCCAAAACTTTCTTGAACCACAACGGCTTGCTAGGGGTCGATAGAGTTTTTATTCCATTTAAACTCAACCTAGCTTTTTTTTTAAGGAGTATCTTATTAAAACTTCATCAGCTAAAGCCAAAGGTCGTAAACTCCAACAAGCATTCGCCAACATGCTCATTGATATTCTAGATTTAGATTTTGATGATCTTGAATCAAGGCCGATGGGGTCTGGAGGTGAAGACATCATTATGGGTAAGCAATCCAGGGATAAGTTTCCATACTCCATTGAGTGCAAGAATCAGGAATCCGTTAATCTTTGGAAGGCGTATGACCAGGCATCAAAAAATTGCAGAGGGTATGAGCCTCTCGTTGTGCTAAAAAGGAATCGAAGTAAAGTATTGGTCCTTTTAGATGCAGCAGCATTCGTTAAGCTGCATAATAAAGATTAATGGATAATCTTTTAATCAATAATTATTGGGAACATCAAGAAGAACAGATGTTCTTACCAGAAAAATTTAACTGCCCAACACTGATTAGTTTTAGTGGTGGCAGAACGTCTGGCTATTTACTGTATAAAATCTTACAACAATATAAAGGTGTTCTACCTGATGATGTGCATATCGTATTTGCAAACACAGGTAAAGAAATGCCAGAAACATTAGATTTTATAAACGATTGTGCAAAAAATTGGAATGTTAAAGTAAGGTGGTTAGAGCTAGACATCCAAGAAGAAAGACCAATCTATCGAACTAAGGAAGTAACCTATGAAACTGCTAGTCGTAACGGTGAGCCGTTTGAAGCATTGATTAATAGAAAAAAAATGCTGCCCAATCCCGTTGCCAGATTATGCACAATGGAATTAAAAATTGGTGTGATGAATCGTTTTATGCGATCACATGGATACAAGCGTTGGGCAAATGTAATTGGTTTAAGATATGACGAGCCTAAAAGAGTTGTAAAATCAAAAAAACAAAATGAATCAGGTAAAAATAAATACGAGTCATTAGTGCCATTGTTTGATAATAAGGTAATGGTTAAAGATGTAGGTGATTTTTGGGCAAACAATGATTTTGATTTGAAGCTACCTAACCATAATGGCAAAACTTTAGCGGGTAATTGTGATCTATGTTATCT